ATGCTACATATGGAAAAGGATTAACAGTTAGTGAAATAGATTTACAAAGTTTTTATGATGCTTCACAAGTTTGTGAAACACAAGTAACACCTTATTCTGGTGGTAGCGATATAAATATATTTGATATTAATACTGCAATAGATACTTCACAAAATATTATAGATAATGTTAGAGAGTTTTTAAAAGGTTGTAGAGGTTATCTTCCATACACACAAGGTAAGTATAGTTTAATTATTGAAACAACTGGCACAGCTTCTATTACTTTAACAGAAGATGATATTATAGGTGGATATACTTTATCAATACCAAGTAAGAACGAAAGATTTAATAGAGTTATTTGTAGCTTTGTTGATCCATCAAGAAATTACCAAGTCAATGAAGTTCAATTTCCACCAATAGATGATTCAGGATTAACAGGTGCAGATCAACACGCAACTATGAAAACTGCTGACGGTGGATTCTTGTTAGAGGGAAGATTTGATTTTAAAACTATTACAAGTCAATACCAAGCAGAAGAAATGGCAGAAGTTATTTTAAGAAGATCAAGAGAAGCATTAACTTTAGGATTAACTGTTAGCTTTGATGCTTATGATTTAGCAATAGCAGATATAGTTAATATCACTCATAGTAGTTTAGGATTTTCTGCTAAACCTTTTAGAGTTATGGGTATTACTTTCAATGAAGATTTTACAATAGGTTTATCATTAGTAGAACATCAAGATTCACACTATACTTGGGCTACTAAAACACAAGCAACAACAGTACCATCAACTAATTTACCTAATCCATTTACAGTTCAACCACCAGCAATATCAGTTACAGATGAATTGTTTGAATTATTTGATGGTTCAGTAGTTTCTAAAATAATTGTTAATATTACAAATACAGATTCATTCGTAGATGAGTTTGAAGTTGAATACAAAGAATCTACTGTAACTGATTACAGATTAATGCGTAGAGGCTCAAATAAAATTGTAGAAAAATATCCTGTTAAAGAGGGTACAATTTATGACATTAGATGTAGATCAATAAATTCTTTAGGTGTAAAATCTGTATTTACTACAACACAACATGAAGTCATAACTGCCTTTGATCCACCTAATGATGTAACTAATTATTCAATAGATGTTGTTGGAGATAAACTTCATCATACGTTTGACCCTGTAACAAACTTAGATTTAGATTATTATGAGATAAGATTTACTTCAGATACTACAGAAACTATTTATTCAAACACAACAGTTCTTGTTCCAAGAATTGCAAGACCAGCAACTTCTGTTGTTACACCATTTGTAGGAACTGGAAAATTCTTTATTAAAGCTGTAGATAAATTTAGCATTAGATCAGCTAATGCAGATTCAGTTGTTATATCTGAACAAGTAATAGATGGTGTTAAACCTATTACAACGATTACAGAAGAAACTGCATTTGATGGAACTAAAACAGATTGTGTAGCTGTAGATAACGCATTGATATTAGATACATCAGATAACTTTGATGATGGAGTTGGAGATATAGATGATGCAGTTGGATTGTTTGATGGTGGTAATAATTCTGTAGCAAGTTCTGGTACATATGATTTTGATGGATTTGACTTTGGTGCTAAATTTAAAATTAAACTATTACTAAATGAATTAAATGTAGATCACTTAGATTATATAGATAACTTTGATTCTCAATCTGGATTTTTTGATTCTAAACAAGGTGTATTTGACGGTGGAACGAGTGAAGCAATTTCAACTAATGTTCAATTACAAATATCTTTATCAGATGACAATGTAACTTTTGGTAGTTATCAAAACTTTAAAGCTGGGGATTATGTTGCAAGAGCAGTTAAATTTAGAGCAGTTTTAACTTCAACAGATACATCAGCAACTCCTAAGATAAATAATTTATCTATTAAACTATTATTACCAACAGTTATTCAAGATGGTTCAAATGTATCTTCAGGAACTGATATTGCTGGAAAAGTTATAACTTTTGACAATCAATACTATCAAACTCCTACATTAACAATTATTGCACAAGACCTTAATACAGGAGATTATTTTGCTTTAAACTCTAAAACTGCCTCAAATTTTAATATTGAGTTTTTTGATAGTGGTGGTAATACTGTTGATAGAACTTTTGATTTTCAAGCAGTAGGACTTGGTAGTCAGCAATAAAATGATTGAATTAATTAATAAATAGGATAAAAACACATCATGAGCCAACACGATTATTCCATATCCAATGCTGGATTCCCTGCAACGAGGGCTGATATTAATAATGTTCTTTCAGCTATCTCTACAAACAATTCAGGAACATCAGCACCAATTTCACAATTTGCTGGACAATTTTGGATAGACACAACTTCATCAACTTGGACTTTATACATACATGATGGAACAGACGATATTCAATTTGCAACAATAGACACTTCAGCAAACACAGTTAATTTTATAGATTCAGCTTTAGATGTTGTAACAGATACAACACCTCAACTTGGTGGAGATTTAGATTTAAACTCAAATGATATTACAGGAACTGGAAATATTAATATAACAGGAAACATAACTGCTAGTGCTAACTTAGACGTAAACGGCACAATAAAATTAGACGGAAATTATCCAACAGGAACTGATAACGTAGCTTTAGGTGATACTGCTTTAGATAGTGTTGAAGCTGGTGGTACAAGTAATACTGCTATTGGACACAATGCTGGAACAGCAATTACAACAGGAGATGGAAACACTGCTGTTGGAGATTTAGCTTTAGATGCAAATACAACTTCAAACGATAATACTGCAATTGGAAGATGTGCATTAACTACAAATATAACAGGAGCAAATAATACTGCTGTCGGTTCTTATGCTTTAAGAGATAATACAGCATCAAACAACACAGCAGTAGGTCTTGCTTCTTTATGTGCTAACACAACAGGTGCAGAAAATGTAGCAGTTGGTGCAACAGCTTTAGATGCAAACACTATAGGATGTAGGGGTGTAGCTATTGGTTATAATGCTATGGGTGCAAATACTGATGGTAATTATAATACTGCAGTAGGTAGAAGTGCATTAGCAACTAATACAACAGGCGATAATAACGTATCAATAGGTTATTCTTCACTTCAAAATAGTACCACAGCTGGTGATAATGTTGCTGTAGGTATGGAAAGTATGTTCTTAAATACAACAGGTGTTAACAACACTGCATTAGGTATATGTTCATTAAGAGCTAACACAACAGGTGGATGTAATACAGCAGTAGGTGATTCTGCATTAAGATGCGTAACAACAGGTGTTAATAATACTACTCTTGGTTATCTTTCTGGTACAGATGCCGTATGTTGCATTACAACAGGTTCAAACAATGTAGTAATTGGTAATAACTCTGTTACTGATGCTTTGGTAAAAGTCGCTTGGACTGTTACATCAGATGCTAGAGATAAAACTTGTATTTCTAATGTGGCACATGGTTTATGTTTTATTAATCAATTAACACCTATTTCTTATAGATTTAAAAAATCAAGAGAAGATGAAACTCCATCTGGACAAACTAGATATGGATTTAAAGCACAAGATATTTTAGCATTAGAAGGAGATAATCCTGTTATCATAGATAATAATAATCCTGATAACTTAAAATACAAAGGTGAAGCATTAGTTCCAGTATTAGTTAATGCAATCAAAGAACTTAAAGCAAGAATAGAAACTTTAGAAAACAAATAATGTTAAACACATATGTCGTAGAAGGTGGAGTTGGTAAGTGTACTGCATTTAGTGCGTTGATTCCTAAACTAAAAGAGAAATCAGAAGTACAAATATACACACCTTACATTGGTTGCTTTGCAAGTAACCCAGATGTTAAATTAGTTTTAGAACAAACACTTCCTTTGCAAGACGCAAGGATAATGGCATCTGATAATATCTTTTATTGCGAACCTTACAAATCTAATTTTCAATTTGGTAAACAACATATTATTGAAAGCTACTGTGAACATCATGGTGTTGAATATGATAAGTCTATGTTGCCTAAA